TTCATCATTTGTTTCATGCATATTGTGCTTTAACTTGGAACAAAAATATAAAAAATATATTAGTTTGTGATGGTAGAGGAGCTAAATTTGAAGACTTTTTTGAAAACGAAAGTCTTTATTTTTACGATAAAAATTTAAAACATATACTTACTGAAAAAAATAAAATTTGTGAACGATATGAACAATTTACTATTGAACATTTTGGAACCGGACACGATTGTGGAAAGACTATGGCTTGGAGTTTATATGATAAAAGACCTGCAACAATTCAAAATAATTTTCAAAACGAATTAACCGAATTTATAGATAACAAAAACATAAGTGGTGATTTACATTTGACAGGAGGATGTGCTCAAAATGTTATTAATAATTCAAAATTACTTTTAAAATTTAATAATTTATTCTGTGATCCGTTTAACGGAGATTTTGGATTAAGTCTTGGCGCTGCAAATTTTTACTTAAATAATAAAATAACTAATGATAAAATTTATTTAGGTATACCACAAGAAATAGATACAAGTATTTTTTATCAATATAATATCGTAGACACAACAACAGAAGAAGTTTCTAAAATTTTACTTAATGAACCAGTTGCAATCTTTCAGTCTAGAAGCGAACAAGGTCAAAGAGGATTAGGAAATAGATCTTTGTTAATGAGTCCTATAAATAAAAAAGCTCATAATAAATTAAATCAAATAAAAAAAAGAGAATGGTTTAGACCTTTTGCTTGTTCTGTTTTAAAAGAAAAAGCTAAAGAATGGTTTGACATGTTAATAGATGAATCTCCACATATGATGTATGTGTTTAAAATTAAGAAAAAAAATATTTTAGAAGCAGGCGTATCTAAAAATAATGACTCAAGAATTCAAACAGTTAGTAAGAAAAATAATTTAAATTTTTATAATTTAATAAAAGCATTTCATAAATTAACTGGTGTGCCTATTTTAGTAAACACTAGTTTAAATTTACCGGGTGAAGTATTAGTTGAAACTATGTTAGATTTAAAAGAGTTATTTGATAATAGTAAATTAAATTATATTTATTTACCTGAAGTAAACAAACTAATAAAAAAGAATAAATGAAGTTGAAAGAATACAAATTACCAAAAGAAAGTTTTATAGGCGGTTGGTTTATACCTTCAAATATTTGTGACAAATTAATTAATTATTATAACAAATTTGAAAAAAATGTTATCGCTGGTAGTAATGCTAGTAATATAGTAAATAAAAAATTTAAAGATTCGTTAGATTTAGTAATCTATAAAAATAACCAGGACACTGAAATAATTGAATATTTAAAACATCTACAAACTGTTTTAAATTTATATATAAAAAAATATCCAGAGTTAAATACAAATCAAAGGTTTGAATTTTATAGAGCTAACATTCAAAAATATCCTAAAAAAGGTGGTTTTAAAAAATGGCATAATGAAAGGGCAGGTATAGCATCTTCTAAAAGAATATTAGTTTTTATGACATACTTGAATAACATACAGAATGGTGGTACAAAATTTAAATACCAAAAAATTACAACTCCTTCTAAAAAAGGGTTGACATTAATTTGGCCAACTGATTTTACGCATACACATAAAGGAGAAATTGTAAATAAAGAAAAAATGATAATGACTGGGTGGTTTGAATATATATGAGTTTTAAAAAGAAAAAATATGCAGTTATCCGTCAAGCAATATCAAAAGACTTGGCTAGCTTTGTTGCAAATTATTTTAATATGCAAAAACAAGTATATGATACTTGTAGAAAAGAAAGGTACTTTTCACCATTTGAAAATATTATAGGTCACTATGATGATAGACAAATACCCGATACTTATAGTCAGTATTCTAATATTGCTATGGAAACATTAATGTTAAAATGCCAGCCTAAAATGGAAGAAGTAACAGGATTAAAATTATATCCAGCTTATACCTATGCAAGAATTTATAAAAAAGGTGATATTCTTAAAAGACACAAAGACAGATTTAGTTGTGAAATATCTACTACTATGAATCTTGGTGGAGATGATTGGCCTATATATCTAGAACCAAATCCTAAAAAAGGTGGTGTTAAACCAGGTCAAGGATATGTATCAGATAACACCAAAGGTGTTAGAGTAGATTTAAAACCAGGAGATATGCTGGTTTATTCTGGCTGTGAGCTAGAGCATTGGAGAGAAAAATTGGTTTAAACGATGATATAATCTTTAGATGGAGGCAGGGCACCACCACATACCCCCTGTCTCCTTTTAAGGATTATACATTATGTTACAAAAATTAGGATTTTTACCTGGGTTTAACAAACAAGTTACACCTACAGGAGCAGAGTCTCAATGGATAGAAGGTCAAAATGTACGTTTTAGATATGGTACTCCTGAAAAAATAGGCGGTTGGAACCAACTAGGAGACAGCAAATTAACTGGAGCAGCCAGAGGTTTGCATCACATGGTTAACAGAGAAGGTATTAAATATTCTATTATAGGAACAAATAGAATTTTATATGCTTTTTCTGGAGGAATATATTATGACATACACCCTTTAGTAAATCCATTAGGAACTGCTGTTACAAATTTTTTTAGTACAACCAACGGATCACCGACGGTAACTTTAACGTTTCCTAGTTCTCACAATCTTGAGGAAGGAGATATTATTTTATTCGGTGACGCTAGTACATTTACTGCTATTACTAATTCTAATTTTGGAGCATCAGATTTTGCAGATAAAAAATTTATGATAGCAACCACACCTTCTGGAACAGAAGCTACTATCACTATGCCTAGTAATGAAACAGGATCAGGAGCTACTACATCAGGAGGTATTACTTATTTTCAATACTATCACGTAGGACCAGCTGAACAGGTTGGAGTATTTGGTTTTGGTATATCTCAGTGGGGTGGAACAGTAACAGCACCTAAAACAACAACATTAACTGCTCCAGGTTTAGGAGATAATGCTTTTGGAACTGGTGGATCAGGAACTACAATTGACGTAGCAAGCACCACGGGTTTTCCTAGTACAGGAACAAATTATATACAAATTGGAACTGAAGAAATATCTTACACAGGTGTAACTGCTACAAGTTTTACTGGAATTGTAAGAGCTGTTAGAGGCACGACACGAGCAGCGCACTCTACAGGTGCAACGGTTACAAACACAAGTGGCTATTCTGGATGGGGTCAAGCAGCAAGCACCACGGATAAAGTAGCAGAGCCGGGTTTATGGGCTCTTGATAATCTTGGTGATACACTTATTGCTCTAATTTTTAATGGTGAATGTTTTGAATGGGATTCAAATGCAACTAATGCAACAGCAATTAGAGCTACAATTATAACTGGTGCGCCAACCGCATCTAGAGATATGTTAGTATCTACACCTGATCGTCACTTAGTATTTTTTGGTACAGAAACAACTATTGGAGATAAGACTACACAAGATGAAATGTTTATAAGATTCTCGTCTCAAGAAAACATTAATGATTATACACCTACAGCTGAAAATAGTGCTGGTACACAAAGACTGGCCGACGGATCACGGATCATGGGAGCTACGCTTGGTAGAAATGCAATTTATGTTTGGAGCGATACTGCTTTATTTACAATGCGTTTTGTAGGAACTCCATTTACATTTGCTTTTGAACAAGTAGGTACCAACTGTGGATTAATTGGAATGAATGCAGCTGTTGAAGTTGATGGTGCAGCGTATTGGATGTCTGAAAATGGTTTTTTTAGATACACTGGTAAACTAGAATCGATGGACTGTTTAGTTGAAGACTATGTTTATGATAATTTAAATACAACATCTAATCAATTTATATATTGTGGTATTAATAACTTGTTTGGTGAAGTAATTTGGTTTTATCCAACATCAAATTCTAATGTTAATTTAAGATCAGTAACATATAGTTATCTAGACTCTACAGCTAAACGACCTATATGGTTTACAAACGATAGCACTTTATTTACCAGAACAACTTGGCAAGACTCAGCAGTATTTGGATTGCCACATGCAACACAATATGATGCTGACGATGATACTTCTTTTGATGTGGTGGGTAATACAGAGGGAGTTACTTATTATTACGAACATGAAACTGGAATTAATCAAATTAGAAGTGGTGTAACAACAGCTATACCTGCAAGCATAACATCAGGAGACTTTGACATTACACAAAAAGTTATTAGAGGAGCTGCAACTAATATGGCTGACCTTAGAGGTGATGGTGAAAACATTATGAGAGTTAGTAGAATTATACCTGATTTTATATCTCAAGAAGGTGATTCTATTATACAGTTAGATTTAAGAAATTATCCTAATGACACAGCAGCTAGTTCATCTTTAGGACCTTTTACGGTATCTAGTTCTACAGATAAAGTAGATACAAGAGCGAGAGGCAGAGCAGTGGCTTTAAAAATATCTAACACTGCAGTAGATACTAGTTGGAAACTAGGAACGTTTAGATTAGATATACATGCTGGAGGAAGAAGATAGTGGCTAAAATAGTACAATCATTGACTAGAGCTAGTGCTGAATATGAAGAAGATGTAGCACAATCTTTAGTTAGAGATTTAGATGCTGTGTTAGAAAAACTTAACACTACATTTCAAGAAGAACTAAAACAGGAGATAGAAGCTAGAAGTTTCTTTTTAGATTAATGGCAGTAGTAAACCAATATAAATTTGTAGGAATAGATAACAGTACAACAGGTAGTGCACTTACACCATTAGGATCTGGTATTCCTGCAATTAATGAAACTATTGTTATTAAATCTATACTTGTTACATCGGCTGGTACACCTAGTGTAACTGTTGTAAACAATAGTATTACAGCTATTAAATCTAAAGCTTTAACAGCTAATGAAACTACAGAATTATTAACCCAACCGCTAATAGT